TAGAAATTGTAAGTTTAAGATCACTCATTGTTCTTCATCTGCTAAAACTATACGTATGACACCATATTCAATCGACACCGAGCGAACTACATACTTCACCCCATCAAGAGTTACGCTTTGCCCCTTAACAGGCGCACCGATAGCTTCTTCAGATACATACAGCTCAGTTAGATGCTCAAATACACCTCCATTGGCAAAGCTTCCTGAAGCTGTATCTAAACGATCATCATCTACAAGACACTTTATTGATTGGTCTTCATACTTGTGTACGTCAGAAAACTCATCAACATTGAAAAATGTCTTGTCTATGTCATTAGCTATTGCATCTTTAAAAGCAGACATTATTTTTTACCGGTTGTTTTCTTTGAAGATGTAGAAACACCAACAGATTTTGAAACACTGGTATCAGCGTTTGTCTTAGTAGAATTTGCGTCATCAACATTTTCAGCAAATCCACCATTAACTAAAAAGGCAGAGTCTTTATCATCGAACTCTGCCTTTTCATCTGCTGGATAATACCTATCTTTAAAGATCGTATTCTTTAAAAATCTAACCTTACTCATTAAACGATTCCTCTGATAACCTGGAAAAGCTGAGGATCTACAACATCAACCACCGGTGCTGACTGAATTTGAACAACCTGACCTTTTTCATAGTCTCTCTGATACCATGAATCAGTAATTCTTGCACCTGTTTCAAGTCTACCTTCTCTAAATTCAGAATCAGAAACTTCGCAGGCACCATAAGCTCTCCAAGCACTCTCTGTAGTACCGGTTCCTGAAGCAACCATTAAAGCTGCATCATCAGGGAAATATTTATAATTTTTGCCGTTAACAGTATAGTTACCGGTGTATACGTAAATATTTACACTAGGATCTGACAGATAACCTTTGTATTTAATACAGTTCTGGTTTTGGTCAGCCTGAGGATTGATCTTACCTAAATCAACACGCTGATTATCAAATAGATTATGACCTTTATCAGTTTGCAGGTACTTTAACAAAGCCTGATATGCATTTAGTCCTAAGTATAGATCTTGAGGCTGGCGACCTGACTGAGTTGACATTTTATCTGCAACTAACTGTAAGTCAGATATAGGATCAGCATTTGACTCATTCCATTTTGTAGTTAAATTGGTAATAGGCTTTTCATTTGAACCTAAATACTTCCAAAAATCAAATTCACCTATATTTTGAGATTTATTGGTTACCTGAATTTTGCCTGTGAGTAATGCATTAATACACATATACTCTTCTCTACGTGAAATTCTTTTATCAATCAGATCTAATCCTCTACGAACTGCAACTGATAATCTGACAGCTCTACGATCCACATTGATTGAGTTTACTAAAATATTTTCACCTGGAGCACGATCTTTTAACTGGCGAGCTGTAACCACAAATCTTTCATCAAAATATGCAGGGTTGAAAGCTTCAGTTACAAAACCTTTAGGTGTATTTAGATGACCATTACCTTCTACAGCTGAAAAATTAGCCATTTCTCTGTCACGATGATCAACGACATCTATTAAGCACGATTCAGTATCAAACTCTTTAAAAACAGGGAAAAATCTGTCTCTAAAATAAGTAGGGGTTTTAATATCTTTCTCAATGACACCCATTAAGGTCTGTCTTGAGAATAAATCAATATAATTTAGTTCTGCCATAATAAGCTCCAGTTAGTTAACATTTCGACGAATAATGATTCCACGTTCACGAAGCGCTACATAAAAATCTTCAAAACTTAGTGGGGTAGCGTTGTGAGACGAGTCTTCTGCAGGAATTGCACCCGCATCTAATAAAGAAGACTGACCATTGAAAGAGCCTCTTACATAGACTGTTGCAAACAGGTCTCCGTTTTCGTCTTCATTTTCTGAGCAGTTAACATCTCTAACTACAATACCAAAAGGAATATCTGACTTTGCAGTCATCGCTTTAATAGTCTTGGTTGTAGAATCATATTTAACAATCTGACCACGGTGAAAAGATGCACCTGCGTCGATAGCTTCATCAGTAGTAATGTAGATATCGCGAGAATCTGCCAGTAAATCATCAGGCTTCCACTCACCAATGCGTCTATATAATTGCTTAGTCATCTTATAGCTCCTTTGTCTTTTCCATTAATGAAATCCATGCCTGACTGGCTGCAACTGTTCCTGTCATATTTTCAGATGAAGTGCCTGCATCAGGATTAGATGAAGCTGAAAGCTTGCTTAAAGTATCAGCTACATTCTCAGCATCTTTTTTAACTGCTTCAGCTTTATTATGCTGAGTTAGATCTGACTGCTGTAGAATAGCTAGAGCTGTCTGAGCTGCATCAGCAAATGTCACATATTTAGCATTATCAACAATTTGTGGATTCTTATCTCTAATTGCATCCAATGACTTTAATCTTGAGCGTTCTGCAGTAAGTGCAGCATTTACAGCATCATTTACAAGGGCATTGGTAAGCTCAGGATAATGGGATTTAAGCTGCTCAATGCTTGTAATAGCAACTGCACTAGACACAGAGCTTTTTACTGAAGCTTGCGCATCAGTTAATTTGTTTGCAACATTAGGATTTGTTGCATTTTTAATATCTGCCATATCTGTTTTTTCCTCTTTTATGACTAAATTTTGGGGATGTTTTAAACCACCACTTAAAGCAACTCCTCCTAATACTGGTGTACCATCAGTATCAGCTTGAGCTACAACTTTTGAAGTAGGTATTAGTTCATCAGCTAAATGACATTTAACAGCATCCTCTGCTGAGAACCATGTTTCAGCATCCATAAGACGCTTAATTTCGTTAATATCCATGCCTGACTTATCTGCATAAATTCTCGCCATTGAATTTGCAATAAGCTCTAAATTGTCAGCTTGCTTTCTTAGTGCATGCTGATTGCCCATAGCAACATTTAAGGGGTTATGAATCATCAAAAATGAGCCCTGCATCATCCTTACATGGACATTAGCAAGTGAAGTAATGAAAGTTGCTGCAGATGCAGCCCAACCTAAGACGTTACAGGTGATTTTTCCTTTATGTTGAGCAAGAAGATTACGAATCGTCATTGCAGAGTTTACTGAACCACCTGGAGAGTTAAGGTTTATAGTAATGTCAGCATTTGGTGAGATTTTTCGATACTCTGACACAAAACTTTTATCAGAACTTACTGAAAAAAAACCGTCATTATCAAATGTTCCTATAAGATCTAACGTAGCTTGTGAGCCATCGTCATTTGTCTGTATTTGAATCAGCATTATCTACTTGCTCCTCATCTCCTTTATCTTCATCTTTATTTGTGTTTTCTTCCTGATTTTCTGTTTTTGAATTGGTATCAGCACTCTTTGCAGTAGCTTTAGCTATAAATTCAAACATTTTTAGCTCTTTTTCTCGCTGAGAAGCGATATCTTCAGCACTCATACCGTTTAATTCACCGGCTTCTTGCTGAATTGTGCTCAGGTTATTGTTAATTCTAAGAATTGCTGCTTGAACTTCCTTGGTAGGATCTAAACAGCCAACACTGTCACCTACGACATTGATATGAGTGTATGCATCGAAAATCATAGGATCTTCAAGTGCACCAGGAGCACTAACACGACCTTTGCAGATAGCTTCTAACAGCCATTCTTTAAAAAATGGCTTAATAAACTGACCTACAAACATCTCTCTTCTAATTCTGAAAGCTTTATTAGCTTCAAGTTGAGCAGCTCTTGATGCGCTGTATGAAGCTATAAAATGCTTTACAAGCATCTCGTAAGGAAGATCAATACCTGCGCCCATCATGCGAGCTTGTGTCTCTATAAAAGCAGAATATAAGCTGTTTGGACGCTGTGGATTAGCAATTTCAATGTCAGTATCAGAAGGAAGAGTGGTAATAGCACCTTGACCAAGACGAATTGTTGAAGGATCTATATCCTCTATTCCCTGATTTAATGAAGGAATATCTGTATTAATTCCATCAGCAGGGTGATTCTTTTTCAAAAATACGGTGAAATATGAGCTTATAACAGCTGCCATAAGTTCACTTGAGTCGTATCTTTCAATCTGTTTTAAATTTTCTAAAACAGAAGATAAAAGAGGCACTCCTCGTCTTTGACCTGGTCGTTCATAATCCATAATGTGAAGAATGTTGTGTCTGCCCGAAGCTCCATAAGCTTCAACTTTTACAAAATCATCACCGTTAAACTTGGCTCTTCTACCTGAATAATCACCAGGATGAAATTTTGCGATGTAATAGCTTTTTGCCTCGCCATAATCGCCAATTTCAATGCCTTCTCGTATATCTTTCGATAAATCGCATAAATCTGCACTATATTTATTGGTTGGATTGCATATTCTATCGCCTTCGATCAAATATCCCTTCAAGCTATAGTGACTGTTAGGCCTTTCAATGTAAGGCATTGCCACAAAGCAATCACCGCTCATAAGTGCAGACATAAATACCAAGCGTTGCATTTGGTAGAAGTTCATAGAACGTTGGGCATCACATGCTGTAGATTCGGAATAAGCTAACCATTCGCGCTCTACATTCTTCTCCCACGCTGTAGCCTGTGCATCAGATAGCCCTAAAACGTCTCTATCAACATGAGGATGAACCATAAGGCCTGAACCAACGACTCCAGATGTAATGGTTTTAATTGCTCCTGCTGCTAGAGGAGAGCTCATGTAAAGATCTCTACTACGCGCTCTTAAAAGGGGTAAATTTCGAGTAATATCTTCATCAGGAGCTAAACCTTCTGCATACCATTCTCTAAAAGCTCTCTTTGTTCTGCTTGCTCCAGAATTAGCATATCCTGAAGCTTCTCTTTGGGAATGTATTCTGCTCATTTATTAGCCTTTTAATACTCTGTTGGAACAGCAAACTGAGTTCTTACATCACCACAATCATTGTCAAATTGTGATAGAAGGTTCAACAAATACTTTTCTCTGTTTTGTAAAGCATTTGGATCTATTCTTGTAAGGCTTCTGCTTCCAATTGTGTAGGATTGACCGCCTGTCATAACCGATTGCATGGTACTTCTAAGGGATTTAAGCTCTTCAACCACTTCACTCCTGATATAACCATCAATTTCACGGTATCTGACACCATCAACAACACGATAGGTCTTGTTTCTTACTCTTATATAACTGGTAGTCATGCTTTAAATCTCATCACCAATGCTTGAACAAACAGCCGAACGTTTCTTTTTAGCAATCTTTTTGGTAGTAGGTTTTGGTCCTTCATTAGCATTAGCTACATACAGCTCATATGTAGGTTTCATAAGCTCAAGTGCTGCAGTTGCATACACATAGCAATCTAAAGCCTCATTACGCTCTCTAATCTTCTTCCATCCTTCATAGACTTTGCCTCTTTCATACTTTCTAACAAATACCTCAGCGGTTAATTGTTTGAAGTATTCTTCAGTAAAGCCGTTATCACGACCACGAGGAAAGTGAACAAAGCTAGGGCCAATATCCTGATTAGATAAGCGTTGCATAATCAGACGCTTGCCGGCATCAACGCCCAAAACAAACAGATGCGCTCTGTAGCGATTGTTGTTGGTTGGTCTGTCTACAATTGGTTTACCAACAGTTGATGAGCCTTTAATTGAGAACACTCTTGAACGTTCACGTTGCTTGGTGTACTGGTAAACTTTGTCAGTTAAAGTACCATCACCTGAATCAATGAAAGTGCAAGAGATAGTTAGCTCACGACCATCTTCTAATTGGAACTTTTCCATAAGTGCCACATCTAAGGTCGACCAAACTTCAGATAGTTTAGGATCGCCTTGAATAATGACATGCTTAATACCATAGCTTTCGTAATCTTTAGCCCAACCAAAGATAGATGCTTCTAAGCGGTCATGCTGAACATCAACGCCACAGGTAAACATTAAGATCTCTTTTGGAAGACCTGCAACAGGATAGAACTCTCTACGTTCTGACAGCTTCTCCCATAAACTTAAGTCAGCTTCATCCTCATGCCATGGCTCGCCAATCTTTAAGTTAATGAACTCCTGAAGGCCTGCTTTGTCTTTTTTACGATTTGCTTCAACAAAATCAGATACAAGATCTTTAAGTTCAACCCATGGAGAGCAGAGAGAAGTTAGATGATATCCAACAGTTTTAACCTCAGGTACTTTAGCAACCCAAATACCACTCTCAAGAAGGTAAGGATCAGGTTTACCATTGCCACGAACTTTTGCATGACAATGTGGGCATTCCATTCTGATACTGTCTTCTACAACAGTTCCTGTTCCGTCTTTATCCCAATGCACGTTGCCCCAAGCCATTTCAAAGCGTTCACCACATTTAGGACACTTGACCATAAACTCACGTTGGTCAGATTTCATAAATTCCGAGTAGATAGTAGGACCGCCTTCTCTTACCTCGGTAGTAGGCGTAGATACGAACACTATCTTACGGTTTGTGAAGTTCTGTGTACGCTGTACGGCTAGTTTTAAAGGGTCGCCTTCCTGGGTTGAGCCAAAGCGGTCAATCTCATCAGCCAAAAGAACTCTAATAGGTCTTGATGCCAGTCCTGCAGGTGAATTTGAACCTACCATTGCAAGATAACCACCTGTAAAGTTCTTCATACGGATGGTTGATCCTGCCTTACGGCTTCTACCTTTCTCTTTATCTACAGGCTGAGACAGCTTATCTCTTAAAGCAGGTGATGCCTGTAAGGTAGGATCAATTCTTTCTTTGGAGAATGCCTCTGCAGCTTCAACTGTAGGCTGAACCATCATGATTGATGAAGGCTCTTGGTCGATGTAATAACCTAGAACGTTTATCAATAACTCTGATTTAGCTACCTGAGATGCTGCCATAATGACAACTTTCTCTACAGAGTGAGCTGTAGCCATATCTAAAGGCTCTCTCATGTAGGGCACACGTGCAGTTCTCCAAAGACCAGGTTCAGGAGAAGTTCCTGCAGCTACCATTCTGTATGTATCAGCCCACTGAGAACCTGTAAGCTTTGGTCTAGGCTTTAAAGTCTTAGCAAGACCTCTGGCAAATCTATTTGATGAATAGCTCGTGCAATTCTTCAAGAGCATTGTTGATTTCATCAGATAAAATCTCCTCAATGTCTCTTGCGGTTCTGCCTTCACACATGGTTGATACACGTGAAGGTAATGTGGTTAATTTTGAACGGATTAAATTACCGACCTTTTCAGCGTCAGCGTCAACTTCCTCTACAGGAATAAGGGAACGCTCTAAAGCATCTAGCTTAATCTTCTCTTCTTTTGCCAGTACAGCTGTATAGTAGGCTTTAGCTGAGTTAAGAACTGATACAGGATCAGCCTCAACGTTATTTACCCAACGTTTATATACTTGAGCAAAGTCAGAACAGGTTGGATCTTGTGGGGCAATTCCTTCTAAAGCTTTCTTAGCAGCTGTTCTCTTTTTGCTTAGCTGTTCTGCTTCAAAGGTCTTGCGATATCTTTCGTAAGCCTCTTTTGCCTGTGACAGACTTAGCTTTTTATGTTCGTCAAGAATAAAGGTTCCATTTTCGACAAATCTGCGAACTTGGATCCTTGATATATGCAAGGTATCAGCTAGTTTTTGCTGTGATATAGTATCGGTGTATACCATTGATTAAGGTGCTAAATGAAAAAACATGAAAAACTAGATTTATGTAAAGAAATTCAAATGTTCATAGAGGTTGCTCAGATAGCATGTAAAAGAATAAATGAACTTGTAATGTCAAAAGAAAGTTGTAAGTTCATAAATTCGATGATTATCAATCAGAATGTAATGAGTAAACAGGAACTGCTTGATATTTATATAAATAAAATGAAGAAAGATCCTGTATTAAGCGACATGCTAAAAGACAACAAATTACATTATGTTTTCAATTTTGTTAATGGCTTTAATAAGCTATCTTTATATTCAGAAATTGTATTAAAGAAAATAATTGCAAAATACCAAAAAATTGGCGATCCGGTTTCCTTTTATCAAATTCTATATGATGCAAATTTCTATAATGACGATGAACTTAAGGCTTTTATTAAAGGTTTATCTTTATCTGATGTAACACAAACTGATATTGAAGATCTTAAGCAAACAACAAACTCAATAAAAAAGTTTATATCCAATAATCCAGTTATTACTTTCATATTTGCAACAATTTGCTCACATTACTTAGAAAACGGACTTGATAAAGTTGACGATTACATTGTTGAAGCTAGCTCTTATGTATATGATTTTGTAGAAAACAAATCAAATACCCCAAAAGAACAGCAACAACAAAACCTGAAAAGCTCAACTCTGAAAAAGAAAAGTACAGATTACCATTCAAATAAAACTTCTCTGTCTCAAACAAAAGAGGAAGAATCAAAGGCAAAACAATCTTAAAAGCAAGGTTAAATAATATAGCGCCAAATGCGATTAAACATACAGCAAACAGCTTTGTTTTCATTTTTTTTATCCAAATTGGCATGGGCGGCCCATTTTTTAAAATCTATGTAGCTAGTCGATTTTCGGGCGTCTTGCCACCCGCACTCATCAACGCACTGTCACAGTACCTACAACAATCTTTACAGCTGATTTTGCTCTATAATTAAGCATAAACTAATCCAACATTACTAAAGGACCAATGATAAGAATGAGTACAAGCAAGAATGTAAGCATGATGTCACCATCTGAAGAAGTAAATTACTTAAACTCTCTTGTAGCTTTGAGCCTAGAACATTTTAAAAGCAATCGACAAGAAACATACACATCTCAGTTGGGGATCACAAAAACTTACATGTGGTTAGCTGTTACTCTTATTACAGGATTGATGATTATCTATGACAGAATCTCATTACATCTGTCTTTCATTGCCATTTTGTTTTGGATATCAATGATGTGTTCTTTAATAGCTATTGCTATTGGTATCACTTGTCTATCATCATTGTTCTTACCAAAGACACAGCATATTGAGCCATACAATTACAGCAAAGATTATGTGAATAATATGAAGGATTATCCTTCATACAAACAGGCAATAATTAACTTATCCTGTTTATGCCAATACTTTGATGAAACTATTCCAGATGATTACAAGATCATTAAAGCAAGAGCTATTAGGTTACGCATGCAATCAATTCTCTGCTTGGTATCATTATTTTTAGGTGTAATTTGTTTTCTTGTTCTTAATATAGGAGGTTAAAATTACAAATAAAAAACAATCTCAAAGACCTATACCTATACTTCCAAGTATGCCAACACTGCCAAGTAAAGGTTTAGGTCCTGTTAGAGATAATACAAATAAAGACGCAAGATAAGTTATATGCATCGCTCTAATAAAGCGGTGCATTTTATTGCAACGCTCTATACTTCTTACTTAGCTCATTACGCTCAACTGCAATCTCATCACACTTAGCTGAGAGCTTAAGTGCATACTCTGCAAGAGCTCTTCGGTCCTGTCTAAGTTGTTCACATTCACAGGTTGCTTGAGCTTCTCTGGTAGAGGTGGTATTTGAGGACAGTGCTGTTTCACTGGTACTGCCACTGTCTGAGTGCAGGCTGTTAGTAGTAGCATGCAACTTAGACATAGCAGCATTGTACTTGTCTTTAATCTTGTTAATCTCATCTGTAGCCTCTTTGTCAGCCTGTTTCTGCTTAGCTTGCCATTCATGTTCTGTATTAAGCTGCTTAACTAAAGCATCCTGTTCTGTCTTTATTGCCTCTGCCTGAAGATTGATGATCTCAGCTCTGTAATGCTTGGCTGTGATGGTGACTCCAAAGCAAGCTCCAGCAATAAGCGATAAAATAAAAGCAAAAATTGTGTATTTAAGATTTAACATACAGGCACCAACACCAACCAAAGAATAATCGCTAAATAAACAACACTTGCCACACCAGCACTACTTACAATTCCAATAAACTCATCTTTTGCAAAATGATTTTTCTTGCAGATTGTATCTAGAACAGTCAATAACGAATGTCCTAAGAACAATGAGTAGATAATTACGAATGAGATTGTAAGTGTCATAAATAGGCATTAAAAAAGCCCACATATGTGAGCTTCGTTAATTTTTTTAAATTTTATTTTTTGTATTTGTTTGGGATGTTCTTAATCCGTTCTTTCTGCTCAATTTTGTTCATCCCTTTTCTTAAATCAGAATTAAACATATTAAAGTCTCTTTCTAAAGATTGCTTATCTTTAGCAAAGCCTTTTCCAAATGATGGATATTTTGGAAACAGGCTATCTGCCATGGCAACAAAGCCATCTGTAAAGGACATTACAAAGCTCATTTTATTCTCCAAAATATGTATTTGAATATATTATAGCTTATCAAATGCCCAAAATTAGGAATTACAAAAATACAAATGTAGAGAGTGCAATTCTTCAATTCATTACTCATGTTTAGCTACAAAGCTCAACAATCCATCTAAATGATCAACTTTTAGATAAACCTGAGCATCGATAGTCTGCTGTCTGGTGTTTTTTAACATGATATTGTTAGCTCGTCTGATGCGAACATACTCAAGCACAAGATCATTACCTTCATGCCAATCCGCACCTTCAAACAAGTAAATTTCAGCAACTCGTCTGCGTAAGAGCCCCGCCAAATACTTACCGCCTTGTGATTTGTATTGTAAAAACAAATCTGAATTAGGAATACCGCTCTTTAACGACTTCCATAAGCTTGAATTAGTTAATCGAGTAATGCCACAGTTGTAAGTAAAGCTTAAAAGTGCATCAAACTGATTTTGATTAACTTCAATCTCATCAGCGTCAACTGCTGCAACAAGAGCCTTTTCAAACTTCTTTAAATCTTGAGAGAATACAGTTTCTGCTTTAGTAAGTGACCACTTATCCCTTACTTTTACATCTGGGCCATAATGACCATAACCGATGGTGTAGTACTTCTCATACTCTGTAGCTTTGTAAGCCTTTTCTGAGTAAGTCTCAAAGCTCTTGATTAAATCCTTACAATTATCGCTTGCTTGCATACTCATAGCCTAGATACTCACATATAGATTGAATAGCTTCGTCAGCGCCATAAGCGATGACAACCTTATAACCGATTCTTGCTAAACGCTCATGCCATATTTTTTGTTCATCAGAAACATGAGACATGCTTTTAACAGCTCTCTTCATCTCTATAAAGAGACCTGCGTAACCTTGCTTGGGAACTGCAAACATAAGATCAGGAACACCTGCTCTTACACCTTCACGTTTCATGCGATAGGCTTCTTGAGAGAACTTTGCTGTAGTTTTACGCCTTGAACCACCATTTGGTATTGCAAATAAGAACTGACCAATAGTGTCATTTCCTATCTTTTGATGATCTGCCCATGCAACAACTCTCTGTTGTTCAACTGTCTCTAAAGGGCAAACTTTCATTACCGTCTCCAAAGACAAATGCAGACAAAGCAGATCACACTTATGATTGCATATACCATTGGCACGCCAGCAATAGCTGCTAATAAAGCAAAACCAAATTCAAAAGCATAAGCTCCAAAGTGCAACAAGTTATTTCTCATTTTGTTGCTCCTTTAAGGTATTTCTTGGAGATAAGCTCAAAGATATGACCAGAGCCTAAGAAACCAAGTGGAATTGCATACGCTATTGCATCTTTGTAGTTAAACTTCTCGGTGCCAAATCTCCATGCAAGCCATGTAATAGATAAAGTACCAGCACCACATAATATGGCATCTAATACGCGCTCTTTGGTTGTAGGAGGATATTGCTGTAGAGTAGAACGAAGAAAGGCTATTAGTGCGCCTGTAATTCCTGCAAGAATAAAATGGAAATAAGGCAACTGCAATATATCATCCAACATTTGCCTTTCTCCATATACGAAAAAACCTGCCAAAAGGCAGGTTTTTCACACTAAATTATCTCGTATGTAATACATTGAATCAGTGTTTTTACCCTGTAATCACACTAATCCACTGTATTGTTTATAAGTCTATTTCATAAAAACGATCCGTTAACGATCCGTTTTATATAAAATTACTAACTTATTGAAAAGTAATAAAATAAAGTTTAATAAAATTGTTAATTGACACAAAACAGGGCAAAAAAAATATAAAAAGACACAAAAATATAGATATAATCATAGAGTTAATAACTAAAAGGATTGTCGATGTCTATTTCTTACCAATCTTCATGTGGTCAAATATTTATTTGCGATTTTAAAGGTTATATTCCAAATGAGATTGTTAAAAAAAGACCTGTTATAGCAATATCAGCGCCTTCATATCATCTTAGAGGAGCAAAAATTTGCCATGTAGTACCGTTAAGTACAACAGAACCAAGTCCTATCAGAGAATTTCACTACAAATTGGATAATTTAAAGATTCCAGGATTTCCATCTGAAACAGCTTGGGTAAAATGCGATCTGATATATACAGTTTCATATGACAGGTTAACTGCTCCATACTTTGGGAAAAATCCAAATGGTAGTCGAAGATATGTAACACTTAAAGTAAGCAAAGATGTTTTAGATAAAATTAGATCATGTGTCCTTAAAGCACTTCAATACGACTTGTAAAATTATTATTTTTCTATACAATAAGAGCAGTTCCTAGACTTGTTTATCAAGTTTTAGCTTAAATCCGCTATAAGGCTGTTTGTAAGTCCAAAATAGATGGTCGTTACTGAAGAGATGAGCAATCTGAAGTAATGGATAAAGCCCTGTGCATTGCATGGGGCTTTATCGTTTCTTAGGAGGCGTCGCTACTAATTATTTAGTAGGGCGCCTCTGGCTTTTGTAGACTTTGACAATATGTCTAACATCTCTAAGCACTAACCACAAGTGCACCTTTCTTAACTTTTGTAGTATTAAATCTCTTTAATCTTTGTGCACTAATATCAGGTGCTGTAGCTGACTCATAAAGTTGAGCTGATGGTATATCCTGAATAGTAAGCAAGAGCTTTGTAGCCTGTGCCTGAATTTCAGCAATCTTCTTGTAAGCCTTTAATGTTTCAGGTCTAAACTTGTCATGGTAGTAAACCATGTGATCAATTGCAGTAATCTCATCTTCTGTAAGAGTTACTTTCTCATCAGCTTTTGGCTTATCATGATTGTCAGCTGTGTTCTTTAGAGCTACAACATATCCAGTTTTAAAAACTCGCTGAGCAATATTGATAGTTGATACCAATACCTCTTTACTTACCTTGTTCTTTTCAAAGAGCTCGGTTAACTGTCCAATGTACCAATCGTAGTTTTTAGCTTCCTTGTCAGCAACTTCATTTTTAATTTCGTTACCAACATAGGCACCTTGAGCGCGAATTGAAGGTAAGACTTCATTACAAATCCACTGTCTGAACTCATGAGCAACCTTAGCGCGTGATCTCATCATTACGAAGTATAGTTGTGGTTCGGTGATCATGGTGAACTGTTGACCGTGGTTATTAGCGTCTTTGAGGAGGGCGGAATTTAATTCCGTGCTCCCAAACTCTTCTTTGATCTGATTAGCAGTCTTGTTAGATTGAGCTAAGTTTAGTGATGCACATACATCAGCCAGGCAAAAGAGCACTTCACCTTTATCGTTCTGTACTACACGGATGTCTGAGTTATGGAAGTTATATGAAGTTAGATTTGAGTTAGACATGATATGTCTCCTTTGTATATATTTTTGAATTACCCATTTTTGAGTGGGTCGGTGGTGCTCAAAAACTCGTACAAAGGTCGAGCGGTGCTTATTCAGTATATTCACACCACACCACCATAGAGCAAATACAGTAAGCCTAAAGGCTATGTATTAAATATGGTGAGATTGACGTGTGTCGCCAAGTCAGCGCTTTGTATTGTCGTGTTTTTGAGGCACGGTAGCTTGTAGCTACATCTATAGTATAGCGCAGATTTTGGTGAAAGGTCAAAATTACTTAAAGTTGATCTTTTCTACATCACTCTGTTGTTTTGCAGAAACACTTTCCTGTTGAGAACTATGAAAGCTTACACATTTATAAAATCATGCAGCATCTTCTCTTTAAACTTCATCTGTCTAATGTTAGCTCTTTCCTGATCTTGAGTGTAAGCAACAGTTTTAGGTTCAAGGTGAGACATGTGCTCTATACCTAATGCCCAGCGTATAGCAAGAGTAGGATCTTTTTGAGCGCGTCTGTAATGTCTGCATAAGCGTCTGACTTTCTGATAAGAGAGATTTAAAGCGTTGCAGCACTCACATAGAGAGCGGTATTCAATGCCGTTATATACAAAAGTTCTCATTAACACTCCTTAACGCAATCTACATTAAGAGGTGTCTCATGCTCTTGGTTGTATACCTGTACAAGGTGCTCAAGAACTAGCTTTTCGCCCAGGATGATTACATCTCTCACTGCCCTGCCTGTAAGGTAGCGTATAGCATTATCGTATGGAGTAGCATCATATCTGTCTTTATAACGCGCTCTTGTTGTTCTAATACTGTGTTCATGCTCTTTAAGTACTGACAAGATGTCATACTCATCAAGACCACGAACATAGTACATTGAGAACAACTTGTACACCTGAGGTCGTGTTTGCTTTAACCAACACATACAAGCTTCAATTACAAGTGCACTCTCATCGTCGATGATATAGTCTTCGTGGGCAGTTGCTGGACAGTGATATCCTACAGCACCAAAATAACGTGCCCATAAACCGTAGTTGTGCAGAAGACTTAAATAATCAGATGAGTACCCATTCTGTATTGCTTCTATGATGTACTTAGTTAGCATTTACCTTCCTTACGCGCTCGACTTATAAGCACTCCTAAATTCCGTCAATCTGGTACATTCTAAAAGCCTTATCTGCAGGTACATTTGGAATGATCACAAGATCTTTCAATGTGAGATTTGTATTACCTGTGATGATCTCTAATGCTTTAGCTTTAACATTTGGAGTAATCACTCTGATAAGAGCGTTTGAATCACGTGTTTTAAAAAATCCCATTTTTGAGATAGTCTCACGATCTTTCTCATTGTTCTTAAGTGTGCTCTCAGGTACAGCCAGTACTGTGAACTTGCTAGCAGCAGAACGTCTTAAATCAATAAAGAGCTGTGGCTGTAGCACCAGCATGTTAGTAAGAGCCATAGCATCGTTTAATGCTCTGTGAGCTTTGTAAATAAAACGATTATGAGCAATGATTTTTACAAGTCCACATGATTTATAACCATAGCCTAACCAATCAATACCAATCATTGAGCAAGCCCAAGGTATCTTGCGCATTGGTTCACTGTCTTTAAAGATTCTGTCAAAGAACGGACAGTCAAATGCAGCATTGTGAGATATCACAAGATTTACATCAGAGAACAGCTTAAAGATCTTTGCATAGTTAAAATCTTCACCTGCAACCATCTCATTGGTAATACCTGTGATATCAGTAATCATTGGAGAGATTTCTTTTTTAGGCTGCTTAAATCCTTGATACTTGTCAGTGATTTGAAAGATCTTACCATCGTCTTTAGAGTAGGTAACTTTGACAAAGCCTAACTCTACAGGATCATCATTGAATCTGTCTAAGCCTGTAGTCTCAAAATCCAAGATAATTGCTTTACCAATTTTCTCATTTGGATATGGGCTTCTTAAAGCAATCGACATACCATACTTGCTACCCTCATTTGGCTCTGTGATATCGCTAGGAGTTATTGGCAACCGTCTCTCAGGTGGTATATGGTCATAATCAAAATCTTTGCCGTACATTAAAAAACACCTCTCCATACCTGTCTGTTGACTGCATCAGCGCCATATTGAGCTATAAGCGCTGACATATACTCACTGTTGGTAAGTATTTCCTTGGTAAATACACTGGGCATCTGCATTGACGCATTGCCTGTGTTCTGGCATCCCTGTACGCTGTCACTGTTAGCTAAAATTTGGGGTTGTTCCAACGTACAGGAATTCTGTTGTGCAGCAAGTGGCTGTTGTTCTTCGTAAACACAGTCACTTTGCTGCTTAATTCTTTGTCGGGTTTTCCTGAGGTTATTAACCCAGTACACACATAACTTTGAGAGCTGAGATATTGAGATCTCTTTGCGGTTTCCTCTGCGATAGCGCCATGTACCATCTTTGGCATAGTAAGAGTGCATCTTCTCGATTAACTGCTCTACGTCTGATGCTGACAGTTTGTAAACATCACTAAGGGTCTGTCTTAGAGTTGAAGTGATAACCTCGTTCTTGTTGTTCTTTTCATCGATATTGTCAAAAGCATGTTCATAATCAACAAACTCACTGTTGATCATCTCACCGCGCTCATCATAGGTGATAAAGAGCTCAATACCACGAACGTTCTTTTTGACGATTCTGACTTTTTGATTTTGTGGCTTTAGAGCAACAGTCTGTTCCTGAAGTTCAAGCTCGTGAGCCTGATTTTCAAAAACTTCCCCTTGCTTCTTACTATTAAGATCAGATCTATATATATATTTATTTTTATCTATATTTAGATCTTTATTATAGGAGTGTGACAAATTGTCGCACCCCCTGTGACAATTTGTCGCACCCATGTGACTATTTGTCACCCTCTCAACAGAGTTTTCCACAGGCTCTAAAGAGTTTTCAACAGGATCAACTTTCTTGGCTTTTGACTTCTTTTGCATCTTTTTAAGCAGAGTTGGCTGCATAGATTCAACTCTTACTTTCTCAGCATCTTTCATGATGTTGGTAGTTAAAAGCTTGATGTTGCCTACGTCAGTTTCGTCAATGTATACGTAACCGCGCTCTTTTAAGGTCTTTAAAGAGCGTTGTATAGTTCTACGAGGCATATTAACCTTAAGAGCCAGGTTATTCATTGTTGAATAATAGCCATTCTTAAAAGTAGACAATGCAACTAAGATAATCTTTGGAGCTGGTGCTAATTCCAACTGCATCAAATCATCAGATACATACGAGGTAATTGTGTCCATATAACTCTCCTTACTTTGATAAGGTAGAAGGTTCTTTGTTCCAGTCAGGCTCTTTTGCCCAAACCTGTAGATTTGGATATTCAGTCTTAAAGTACATCATCCAACCGCGAGGTATACCTTTCTTTAACCATCCCAATACAGAAGGAGCTTTAATACCGCAGATCATTCCTACTTTTGTAGGACCGCCTAGCTCATCTATAAGAGTTTGAGTAAATACAGGATCTTTTAAATTTCGTCTTTTCATCTACATAAATCCAAAATTTTGCCACTATATTATGTTAGTTTTAACTAAATAAAAATTCAAGGCATAACTACTAAAATATATCCTACAATTAGATATAGCTAAAGAAAAATGTGGGGTTGTTAGATATGTTTGACTTTTCTCAACTGTCAGATCGTATTAACTACGGTTTAAAAAAGAGTGGTAAGAATCAATCTAGACTTGCTGAAGAATGTGGCGTTAAATCTTCATCTGTAAATGGATGGACAAGTGGCAAAACCAAAGATTTGATGTCTACTGTAGCTTACAAGGCAAGTCGTTCCTTAAATCTAAATCTTAATTGGCTTATCACAGGCAAAGGTGAACCTGAAGGTGATCCTGTAGTTGCATTGGATGATGATGAAACTCCATCAGATGATTATGTGCAGATTAAAGAGTACGGTGTTAGATGTGCTGCAGGTAATGGCTGTGAACCTACCTATGAAGAACAGACTGAGAGTGTGCCTGCGACGTATAGACGATCATGGTTTCAGCGTATTAGTGTGAATCCTGAGCATTGTAAAAGATTTATTGTCTCAGGTGACAGCATGGAGCCAATTCTTTTTCCCGATGATAGAATTTTAGTAAATATGGCTGATACAAGCCCCATACATAATAACCATGTTTACGCTATCGTCTATGGTGATGAAGTAAGAGTAAAGCGCCTAATACAGTTAATGAATGGCGATCTAATTATTCATTCCGAAAACCCTCAATACCCAGATGAAACTATACACAAAGGTGATGAGATCAACTTCCGAATTATTGGTCGCGTTATAGATAAATCGGGAAGTGGTGGGTTATAAAGACATGAGATGTATCAAACATTAGAGTTAATTATTCTTTATTATTTTAAGCTGATACATTAAAATAAGCATATGAAAGTGAGCACGGTCGGAGGTGAGATATGAGTGGTTCTTATTGGGCATCAAGCAAATCTCCTGTTGTTATATATAAAAATGGTGGTTTTGCCTTAAATCCAAAAAATAATCAGGTCATGCAAAAAATAGTTAACAATACAGATAAATTGGCAAAAATATTATCTGACGCTAACAAATCTAAGCAGCTCAATTCTTCCAAAAAGTCTTTAATCTAATTCTTAATCCTCTCATAAATGAGAGGTTTCTTTGTTTATGTTTGCATATATTACTCTTGTTATATTACTAAGTGGTTTTAACTTCACTACAAGATATCCAAAAGCTAGATTTAAACAATTAAGATCCAATGGATGGAGTTTATACTGTCACATATTTTCATGGGGATCTTTTTGGGGATTCGTTTCTTTCTCATTGATATGGTACTTCCACGATTTCTTTAATTCGTTATCAATATATTTAACTGATATTCCTGCTCTGCTAAAAGAATACAATATCAACAATGATTTGATTTTTTGGTCATGTTTGACTGTTTTGCTTTCATTTATATTTGGTTTTATAACAAGCAAAGTGCCCTTTTGTCAAAAACAAGGTCTGAAAGAGTCTAATAAAGAAAGTGAGCTAAGAAGTAAAATTTATGATTCAACTCAAAATGGTGAATTTGTTCAGGTTACATTAAATTCAAGAAAGGTTTACGTTGGAGTTATTGTAAGAAATATTAACGAATTTGTACCAACTGACAGCGAATGCATTGTTATATCACCCTATAGATCAGGATATAGAGATAAAGACACACTAGTAATCAATTTTACAAATGAATATACATTACAACATCAGGAATATATAAAAACAATTAAATTAAAAGCATGGTTTAGATTAAATAGAATAGTATCTAATTACAGTTTCTTTAAAAGAAAACTGTTTGCTTTTAAATACAGAAAGAACAACCCTAATACCATGTACTTTAAATACTTGCAAAGATTTGCTGTTGTAATTCCAGTGTCTGACATAGCTTCTATAAGCTATTTTGATTTAGAAGTATTTAAAAACATTAATAACAATACCTGTTCAAAGGATAATCTATAGAAAAAGATTTAGTTTATGTTTATGCAATTTACTTATACACCAAAAGCAAAAGATCCAGTAATAGCGCTCAAAAATGGTGGATTTTGTATTAATCCTTTAAATGTAAAACTTACTCAAAGCATGATAAAAAATATGAAAGAGTGCGCTAAATTAAAGGTAAAACCTAGTAAGAAGAAATAATAAGTCGAATATGATGAATTTAATGCTGTTTTTAAGAAGCATTGTTCGTTGTTGCTTCTTTACAACTAAGAATAGACAATCAGATTTACATAAAGCAAAGTATCTAGCTTCATTAGATCGCTTAGAAAAGCAACTCAACAAAGAAGAAGAATTAGGATATCAACGTCATTTTATTGCTGTAGGAAATAGAATAAGACGAGCTACAAAGGAAATGTAAATTATGAATGCACTTGCACTTGCTGGATATGTAGTAAATTACTGTCTTTTTAAAGGACAGCCTACTACTAACCTGAGACTACAGAAGATCTTGTATTTCTTACAGATACAATCTCTTATCGATTCTAAGCTTAACAGTAAGCTAATAGATTCAGATTTTGAAGCCTGGAAGTTTGGGCCTGTGATTAGAGATGTTTATTATGCATATTGTTTAAATGCTGCAATGCCCATTTTGACACCAGCACAAGGCATAGCTACTGATATTCAGGTACCTGATTACGTAAATAAATGTATTGATAAAGCTTTAACCATGCAACCTTGGGAGTTAGTAGAAAAATCTCACAGAAAAGGCGGTGCATGGGAAAGATGTTATGTAGAAAAAGCTAATAATATCATTCCAATTGATCTTATTAAGCTTGAAGCTTCACAGCTAGCTGAGGCTTTAAGTTAAGATATGACTGAACAAGAAAACATAAGAAAGCAAAGCAAGCTGACTGAACTTATACAACAGCTCGGAAGTAAAGAACTTAAAGAACAAGATTATAATGATGTCGTAAAGCGCTTTATTGATATATACGATTGTGGATGGAGACACAGCTATGGCACCCTTACACAATACTTTTTTAATAATGTTGATAAAGACGTTTTAAGAGATGTTCTGCTGCTTACTAGTGAAAATATCTTAAGTTTACTTCATAGAAATGAATTTGAAGATGAAACATACAAAAGAACACGCAGAAGTTTAGAAAAGCTCAAAGATCATCTTGATCTAGAACTTATCAGAGTGTCATTTTTTGAAAGTCAATTTGAGCAACTAGATAAAAGAGCCTCTTTTCTTGAATCAAAATCATTAGATGTTCAAAATACTGCTAATGAATACACAGCAAAGATTAAACAGCATGACGAACTGTTTAAGAGGCAAAAAACCGAATCTGTTACAGTGTTAGGTATCTTCGCTTCTATAGTTGTTACCTTTGTTGGTGGTGCTTCATTATCAGCAGCAATATTCTCTAACATGCACAAAGTAGACACACCTCTACTGTGTTTTCTTACCGTTCTGATAATTGGATTTATCTCAAACCTTGTATTTCAGCTGTTTAACTTTTTACGCAGAATCAACGGTCTTGATGGCCCTAATACACCGCTTAAGTGGTATAACATCGCACTCAGTGTAGTTAGTGTCGCATGCCTGGTATGGCAATATGTTGACTCTGCGTGCTAGTGATTACTTACTAAAAATCTCTTTTAAGATCTTAAAGCACTCATCTCCCTCTTTGTAACGCTGTTCAATCAATTCTTTAAGTTTCATAGCCTGTAACTCTGATACAGGTTTCTTTCCATTCTCCATAATTGAGATGTAATTACTACCAACACCAACTTTTTCACCTAACTCACTGGTAGTTAAGCCCAATGCCATTCTTAAACGCTTATATAACTTTCCATCCATGATTTAATGTCCTATAATCGGAGTAGGTGGGGCTCTCACCCCACCCTGCTTTCTAGCTTAAGCTTTTAATCAGATTAAACAGTGCTAGTGCTTTCTCTTGATTACTTTTGCTAGAAAGTATCCAAAGGATAGTTAACATCAAAGTTAAATCATTCTCATCCATTTGAATATCTCCGTTAGTTGAACATCTCTTTTCGAGTCCCCGTTCTCATTGAACGTGCTTATATTATAATACTATTTATTACTTTTGTAAATAATTCTATTAAATCACATCAAAATTTTAGCAGCTTTTCTTTAATTAAATTCCTTTATTTTTCAATACTATAAAATATTCTTTAGTTTTTCCTGTTGCAATTTCGTTAGTTTTAACTAAGATCTTTAATAAAGATTAGCTAAAACTAATAATTTACAGGTATTCTGAAATGGCAACACTAAATTTATCTCTTGAAGTATCAGATATTGAAATCTCAACTCTTACCCTAAAGGCAAATGAGTATAGAAAACTTAACACTGAGATTGAAAACGCAAAAGAATTAGCATCAAAGTTCTTTGACAGAGTTTCTTTAAGCTTAAAGTCAGACATCAATAAAGAGCTTAATGAGAAACAAATGGCCTATCTTGATGCTGTGCAGATGATTGTTGTATCTCAAAAGATTGAGGACAAGATCACTGACGCTGTTTTAAATCTTGGTAAAGAGCCTGAGACAAAGAAGCCTACAAACGATACCAATGACAAGCATGATCAAGACAAAGGTACACCTGTAAAGTCTGTAAAAACTCCTAAAGCTACAGCTAAAGAAGCAAAAAAGACTGCAACCGAGCCTGTCAAAGATTTACCTGTAAAAGATCCTGTTGAAAAGAAAGCTGATGGAACATGTGATCCTGGATCATCAGTATCTAAGGCTGTTAAAGCTGCTGCGCTTAAGGTAATTCACTCAACTGATCCTCAGTGGTTGTGGAGTGTTCATCAGTTAGCTTACAGCCAAATCAAGAATATACCTGCATCATTTGATATTGGTGTACTTGAAGATCTTGCAGCATGTCGAGCATGGGAGCTTCTTAAAGACAAAGAAGAAACTGTACTTGAAGGTGTTAACTTCAACGCTCAATACTTCGACAAGCAGGAAGGCTTTAAATGTTGCAGGGGGTTGGTTAGGACAGGACCACAGCTCAAATCAGCAATGGCTTTCAAGGCTCTTCACTCAATATGCGTCAACTATTACCAGTTCAATTCTAAAGGTATCAGCTTTGCTAGCAAGTTTATCTCCTATTGCAATTATGCAATAAAGCTTATTGATGATGATAATGACAGGTCACTTGTATTTGCTGAAGCTGACAGACTTAAGAAAGCTTTTATTGATAACTGTCGAGCTAAAGAACAGGAGAGCCTCATAAATGAAACTAAGTAAAGACACAAAAGCTGTATTAAGCGACCTTATGGCAGGTGTTGGTTTTATTGGATGCTGTGCTGCAACTATCTACCTGTACAGCTATGAAGATGAGATTTACACCCTGTTAAACAAATTCTTTGGGCTCTAGTGACAGGCTCAAGACTAACAGACATTGAGGAGTAACCAATATGACTAAAGCTAAGCTCAAACAAAAGCTATATGACCTGATGGTAAACATTACCGTAAGCATGTTCATAATCTTAGCTTTTTTCATGGTGGCATCAATGTTAGAACAGTTTCTGTAGCAACGGAAACAAGCAGAAAGAGCGCGCTCATCTGCTCTTAAATATGGTGAGTAAGTTAGAAACATGAAAATATCTCCTTAGTTGAGATTTACTGAGGTTGGGTTCTTAAGTTCATTCACTTTCCTAACCTCAGGCTTTTTGAGCAAGTTTATAAGGAACTTATATGAATTTACTTAATAAAAATGAAGTTGCCATGAAGCTACACATGAACACGCAGACATTCTTGAGACACTTAAGACTGGATTGGACAGATTTTCCTGAACCTTTCCCATTAACCAATTCAAGTAATGCTCAAAGAGTATGGATAGAGCCTGATATTGATGATTGGGTTCTAAAAAAAAAGACAAGATTATCTTAAATCACACAAGGAATGAGTTAAAAAATGAGAGTTTTAGTTCACAAGATCTTCTTTGATGAAGAACCAAAATCAGAATATTCACCATACAGACATATACACAGTGCTGAAAAGAAGCTATGTATGTTTATCAACGACAATAAGATTGAAAGTAAAGATATCCAGTGCATACATGCTTTTCCAATGACTGATAACAGTGGAAATTTAGTAGACGGTTATGCAAGTGTTTTTTATTGGGTAAACAAGGAATAACAAGATGAAGAAATTATATGGTGTTTGGTTCAAGACCAATTACGAACCTTTAGCAATGTTGGATATCAAACTTACTGATAAGACATTAAAGCCTTATGAGCCTGTTAATACATATCTTTTGTACAAGGCTCTGTTTATGGGTGCCAGACCTACAGATATTAGAGCAGCATTTATCGCTTTAAAGAAAGGTGCTTTTCCTGATGTTATCAATAAGATCCAACCTTATCTGAAAGATCCTAAAACTATTTTGGAAGCATACAACACCTATGATGCTTATGAAACTGAGAGCAAAACCATGGATGAGATCAACAAAGAGCTTGATAAAGCTAATCCTGATACACCACAGGCTTTTGCCAAAGGTGTTGTTGAAGCTCAGGAAGCTAATGAGGCTAAAGCCAAAGATGAAATTAAAGACGTTAAATCTGATACCAAGACAGTAGAGCGCGTTGAGACTGTAGAGAGTAAGGCTACAGATACTAGGAAAGAAGACAAAAAGCCAGTGATTGAGATTAAAGATGAGAAGAGCATTGAGAAAGCCTGCCAAAGCTCAGCAGAGGTTAAAGCTGATGAAAAGACAGATACTGAGATTAAGACACCTGCAAAGTTTTCACCAAGAACAGGAGAAACAGGAACAAATGCAGCAGAGCAAGCCGTTCCTGTGGCAAAGGTCAATGTAGATAAAGCAAAGTATGTCTTTGGTGTAAGAGTAGGCACATACGACAAGCTACTTCGCGCTCTGGGCTTTGATGATGAGTATATCAATGCAAACTTATCAAACTTTGAGATGGATAGCCATGCTCTAGAGTTTGTTGTAGTCGATGAGCTTTGCCATAAGACAAAAGTTGATAAAGGTACCTTGGTATTTCAAATGAAACGTTTATTAAAAGCTTATGAGCTTAAATACAAATATAGCAGCTTAAAAGATGATGAGCATAGAACTGACCGTGTGAAGTTTCGTGTAGGTCTTTTAAATGCAGCAAAGCGTTTTGAACTTAACGGCAATCATCCTTTAAACAAGACAACTGTAGCAAAGGCATAACTATGAGAGTAAGTGAGCTTAAAGCTTGGCTTAAGAGCGTTGAAGATGAATTTGATGGTTCTGATCCTGAGATTGGCATTGACGTCTTAGCAGGCAAACATATCGAGTTCTGGTCAATGAATTTAGACGGAGCTCACTTTATTAAAAAGGATAATTGCCTGTCTCTCTTTCAAGTTCGCTTACGCTCTCCTATTCCTCGTGGCGCTTTACTAAAAGTTAAAGTGCCTGGATTGGATAGCTTAGAGTGCAATCTGCATGATGCTATAGCTCGTTTTGTTGAGGAATACGAGGTATCAGGCGACTTAAAAGCATGGCAAGAGCAGGATATCGATATGCAGGAGTTTACTGTAGCTGTTATCAAAGATGATGTCTCTCGCTTGGTTCGCCTGTCTGAGGACTTGTTGTGTATATACAACAGAGATGATCTAATCGAGAAGTACAGTTTATTAGTTACTAAAGAGTAAGACCAAGTATGAAGTTTTTAACTGTTGAGATGGATAACTTTATTAAAGAGCGTGTGCTTTATGAAGTTAAGGTAAATAAACTGTCCCCTGCCGATGCTCATGATAAAGCTAATAAGGCTCTTAAAAGTTTGATTTTGGAGCAGTACGAAGCTGAGACTAAAGCTCTTTACATGAAAGAATATGGCTTACCTCTTGATATGGCTTATCAGGCTGCAATGACTGAATGCAACATCAAGATTGAGACTTACTTTGATACTAAGGCTCCTAAAGTGGGTAAGCAATCTGACAAAGTTGTCTGGACAAATGGCTTTCATGATGGACATGTTGGTTCCAAGAACAAGAGATATCACTTTATTAAAGTAGATGCTCAGCTCTTGGAGAGTTACAAATCTTTTGAGGAGTTAACTTCTTTAGATCTTAAGCAGCTATTTTGTATAAAAGCTGACTGTAATCATTTAAGTGGAAGGTTGAATCAGCTTAACAGATGTCACGGCTTTCCACCATCCACAGGTAAAAAGAAGCATGTAAATGTATATAACCGCGCTCAGGTATACGCATGGTTAGACAGTCATAAAGCACTCACCCAAATCGTAAATGATAAACCAACTAAGGAATAAAACAATGGAACATGAAACATCACAGAACCTTATCAAGGTTGAACTGACAGTTAAACAGCTTACAAGTATCTTAATCAATTTTGATTATCTGAATAAGCTGGCTAAGGAACATGGAAAATCACTAATAGCCATTAAATACTCAAATGATTTAGAGCCTTTTAAGAAAGCTTTGAATTACACCCTCGCCGAAGATCCTCGTCAATTCTCAGCTGAAGAATGTGACCTCTTATATTGGGCTAATAAGTTTGTTAATGATCCTGATGCTGCTAAAAAGATTGATGAGTTTTTCTCATATTTTAATTCTGCTAATGATACTGAGGAGAATAAATAATGAAACTTAACTTCAAACTTTTAGAAGGTGGTATCTTACCAACTCGCGCTCATAAAGCTGATGCCGGCTTTGATTTGTACTCGCCTGAGGATTTTATAGTCAAAAATGAAGACTCTCACACAATACCTTTAAAGGTATGTGTTGAAATTCCTGTAGGATACGTTGGTTTTATTATGGGCAGAAGCTCTTTAAACAGAGGTGGTATCAATGCGCTTACAGGTGTTATCGATAGTGGCTACACTGGAGAGATTTCAGTAATTCTGCATAACACAACTCGAAAGCAGCCAGGTATCTACAACGGTACTCCATTCTTTAAGGGAGATCGTATTGCCCAGCTTGTGATCTGCAAATTAGCTGATATTGAAGATGCTGTAGCTGTAGATAAGCTCGATGAGACTGAGCGAGGTGATGGCGGATTTGGCAGTACTGGAGCTTAGAGGTAAAAAATGTTTCGTTTTAAAGCAAAATCTACAAACATTTACCAAGAAATGTTACATAGTGGAAAATACTCTTACTTATTTTCATGGGGAGACGCTATGGATTTTTCTAAAGATAATACAATTTTCATTAAACTTCATTATGAAGGCATGCAATGTAACGACCATGTAATCGAACTTGCCCCATTTGCAAAATCGCTTCAAGGTTTTTCGAAACTTTCATCTAATATAGGGGGATTGGTTTCAGGTAACCATAATAACGTAAAGATTTTCACCGGTGTAAATGTACAAAAGGGCTCTGTTGTAGTAGATGTTGCTATTCAGGTCATGTCTGGTGTTTTTGTTCAAGCTAGTATTAATTTGTTTTCATTATTTTTGAAAAGGTACATGAAAAAAGGTTACATAAATAGAATTGAAATCGAAAATGAGGTTCTTAAATTAGAACAAGAAAAAAGGGATAAGAAAAATAATGAGTTTGTAAACTCAATAAGAGACTGCTATGGCAAATCAGAGCTTCCGATTGATCTTTGTTATGACTTAGCTATTAAGTTCTTTAAAAACTACCCAAAGCTTAAAGCTCCAGGTAAAGATTTTTTAAATACAATTGAAAATAACTGCAATTCTATCCAAGCTAAAATTGGAAATGAAGAATTGTTTAATGCAGATGTAATAACTCAAAGATCTTTTAAAAACTCTGATACAAAAACCGAAACTGTCGAATGTAATATTGTTTTGAAAAAGCTGGATAAAGAAAACGGGGTTTGTTCTTTGTATGTTGATGGAGATAAAACTCCTATTTCTGCGTCTATTGTAGACATAAACTTCTCGTCTGAGACAAATGAATATTTAGATAGTTTCGCCAATAGGAGTGAATATCAAACTGATACTTTAAGAGTTATGGCTCAAAAAAGAACAAATGAAGAGGGGAAAATAGTTGATTTTAGAATTATTTCAATAGTTCATGGTGATAATTACTAGGTTTCATGATTTATTGCATTTTCGATTAACTTTGATCTTAAATATCTTAAATAGTTAGTGATGGAAGATGACATGATAGAACAGATCGGTGAAATAATAGGAACAGTCTTAGCTTGGGTTATAGCAATCGCATCAGTTGCTATAGGTGGAGCATTAGGACTAGGTATTGGACACGTTATCTTAGTTTATTTCGGTGTGCTGTAATGATGTATGAAGTAATCTTAGCGGTTGTCTTAGGTGTTATTCTTTTATTCTTATTGTTAGCTGTTTGTGCGCTTAACAGGCGTATAGACAGATTAGAAGAGTTGCAAATATCTCAGTATAAGTATTGCTTTTTATCTATTCAAAATTTAAAGGATATAAGCGAAAATTTGATAAAAGCATTAAGAAAGCTAGCTAATCTTGATTAAGGTAATTTAAAGGATTGAATAATGTGTTAACAGCATTAACTCTTCCACTTTTCTTATTTTTTGCGCTATACTATAGACGTAGCTACAAGCTACCGTGCCTCAAAAACACGACTATGTAAAGCGCAGATGTTGCGACAAGCGTCATCTCACCTCTTTAAATACACAGTCATTAGACTTCGTGTATCTGCTGTATGGTGAGTGTGGTGTGAATATATTGAATAAACACCGCTCGGTCTTTACAACGAGTTTCTTAGCACTCACCGCCCAAAAGGCATTTAAGAAGTAAATTGTAAAGGAGACATTCACTATGTCTAATCAAATCTCAACTTATGACTTCCACAAATCAAACATTCGTGTTATCACATCAGAAGATGGTGTGATCTTATTCTGTCTTGCAGATGTATGTGCAAGCCTAAATCTTACAAATGCGACCGTTATTGCAAATCAGATTAAAGATGAATTTGAGCTGCCTAAGTTAAACTTAGCCAGCTTTGACACAGGCTACGGAGTAAAAGAGTTCACCATGATCACCGAGCCACAGCTCTACTTCGTAATGATGAGATCACGTGCCAAAGTTGCCCGTGAGTTCAGGCAGTGGATTTGTAATGAAGTCTTACCTTCAATTAGAGCTCAAGGTGCCTATGTTGCAAATAAAACTCATGTTGATGATCATGAGGCTGAGGCTGAATCTCAAAAACGCTGCTGGTATGTAAAGCAGCTTACTGACTTATGCCAGAAGTACAACATCTCAGATGAGGCTTTAGTTGCAGCTGTTAATATTGCCCAACGTGCATTTAAGCAAGGCTATGCTATCGCGCTCAATAAATCTACAGATACTACAGACAAGCAGCCAAAGGCAGATGATAGATTAACCATCACTGAGGATGAGGCTACTGCAATTGATCACATGATATACTTCCATGATATGTTTAAGCCAGATGTCTTACAGGTTTTCAGAAAGGTTACTAAGCTACAGTCTCAGCTTGCAGCACTGGTATGTACTATCCAAGATCTTCCTCTTGCTCGTCTTTATGAGTCAGCTACAGCTCCAGAAGTAAGTTGCCAAAGATTAAAGAGGTTTAATACTACTAAATCAAAGAAAGGTGAACTTGTGGTTAGTGCTTAATAAAGAAAGGCGGTAGAGATACCGCCTTATAATTAAAATAAACTGTAACTCTTAATTTGAGTTACATCAATATGGGTTATTTAACCACTTTTATAGTAGGGACATAAAAGTGGAAGAACTTAGAGTTCTTTGGATAGATTATCCTTCCATTTTTTCGGATAAATCTACAAAAGATCTCTTTCATTCCTACTTTGGTTTCATTAGATTTTTTCATAATCTATGATCTCCAAATTATGAAAATCTCTCACTATTGAAACTTTTGTGGTATAATCCGGACATCTTTAGAAAAGTCGAGTCATACTCGCATACACACAAAAGAGTACATGTGGATTTTCGTACGTCACTGTACTTTTGCCCAACCCTAGCAGCATTACCAGTACTGCTAGGGTTTTAATGTATATAGTATATAATTAATATCTAGAGAAGATCAAGTATTTAACGATATTTTGTTAATTAATTTTTATAAAACTAGGGACCACCCCTAATTCACCTGACATATAAGCATTTCTAATGCTTTTATCTGTTCTCTTTCCTTGTTTTAAATTTGTGATCCTTTGCATTTTAGATTCGCCATAAAAGTCTTTAGAAATAATCCAATATGAATCTCTTCTCATTAATTCTTGATCTAACAAAGAACTATCATGGCATGTAAAAATAAGCTGTCTTCTAATATCTCTATTACAACACTGGTTGAATAGTTCAATAAGATGTCTAACAAGAAGAGGATGTAAGCTTCTGTCCAATTCATCAACGATAAAAGTAATATCAGAATTTTTAAGCAAAAGATCTCTTAAAACAGGTCTGAGTTCATATAATCTCTTAGTTCCATCAGATTCAGTTGCAAGATCAAGCTCAGTAGTACTGTCATGATTGTCTAAATTTTTATGACGTATTCTTACAGATGAAAATTCTAGCTTATTATTTACCTTTCTTACATTTACAGATTGGCTGATACACATTGAGTCGCCATCTTTCAGTTGTCTATTAAGTGAACTTAAAAACTGAGGAACAAAATTTAGAGAGTCTGCATCGATAGGTTTTCTTATATATTCACTGTTACTAATGTCCAAATTCTTAAGTAACATATTAAAATCTTCATAAGAATCGGCATTTGTATTTGGTTCAAAAAAGTTTGTGTTAGGTCCAATAATGATTAAACCATTACTAAACCATTCATACGCTTCTTTAAATAGCTTTACCTGTTGTGAATATGTATTGTTTAAAAATGACTGTGAAGAAGCCGTTCCTTGCATAACGACGGACAAACGGGTTTTCTCATCATTTGTGTATTCTTTTGATAAATCAGTAAGAACATTTTCTTTTCTCTCAAACAAAACGTTCTTTGTTGTTTTACCAAGACTAGAAAGCTTTTCGTATAGAATTTTGTCTGTATCTAACTCTATCTCATACTCATATACATTAGTATTTGTTAGAAATTTTATATAGAAATATGAGGGGATTTGTCTCTCTGAATTAACAAAAGCAAATGGTTGGAGATTTGTTTTATCATCTTTAGTCAGCACCAGCCTCTTTAAGAAGAAAATTGCTTCTATAAAATTAGTTTTACCGCTTGCGTTGTAACCATATATAGCAGTTAATGGCAATACTCTTCCTGTAAAAGCATTATCAGTTGCTAATCTTTCAAAAGGATCTCTTTCTCTTGTTGCCATCATTGTAAATTCAGTCTCCCCATAAAAGGAAAGCCAATTTTTAAATTTAAACTCCAAAAGCATAGCATTCTCCTCCATTAATCACTTATATCATTATATAACGTTTTATTGTAAATATGAAATAATAAACAAATAACCGTTTAATTATTTTTAGACATACAAATAGATGAGATGAATCGCATTAAAGAGCTCGCAAAATCATCAGACAAAAACACAAGCAGATTTATTGTGGATACAATCTTAAGGAAGTGAGTTTAAGGCAGTAGAGATACTGCCTAAATTGTGTGATAATAGAGAAAAATGAGTGTGCTGAATCACGTGGGATCCACCGCCACATATACGCCACACAAGGCATCTTATATGCTAGATTTAATTATAAATCAAAAAGTAATTTGCCAAAAATGGTGGTCGTTCTCACCGCCATAGCACCTTCTAGGTGCTTTTTTTGTATCTAAAATCAGCTAATTATCCTTTCAATTTTTTCTTAATTTTCAATAAAATAATCGTTAAAAATCGGTGATACTAGCAGAGCTACTATCATAGCTAGTATCAAATAAATGCTATAATATGTGGCGCTTATGTGGCGTTTACAAATGTATAGTCACAAAAACGGCTAAACGCCACATGGAGAATTTAGGAGCATTTATGCTTACATTTTTAGAAATTAAAAAAGCTCAAGCAAAAGATAAGGAATACAACTTAGCTGATGGTAATGGCTTATACCTGCGCATACTACCCTCAGGTATTAAAAATTGGATTGCTAATTTTAGATCTGATGGTAAAAAGATAAGTAAGAAACTAGGATCATTCCCTGAGTTATCTATCAAAGAAGCTAGAGAGCAGCTATCTCTTTTAAAAGCCCAGGCTAAATTTGAAGGTTCTCCTGTTATTAAAGAAAAGGTTCATACATATGAAGAGATCTACTATGAGTGGATTGAAGTTAAGAAGGTTAAAGTAAAGAATTGGCAGGACATCTCTAACCGCATTGAGCGCTATATCCTACCTTCATTAGGTAAGATTGACTACAAAGCTATTACTCCTGTAGCTTTTGTTGAGATCTTAAAACAGGATCTTTATACCAGAGGTAAATACGAAACAATTAAGCGTATTTGCATGTATATAAAAGAGATCGACATCTATGCTATGAACATTGGCTACGTCAAAGAGCTACGTTTTCAAAATCTCTACTCTGTTTTTCCTGTTAAAACTGTTATTAAGAACAGACCTTCAGTACACTACTCACAGTTGCCTACAGTTCTTAAAGAGCTACAGGTATATGGGCTTAAAGCTCGTGCTACATGGGAAGTACTGCTTACAGGCTTTTACACTCTGTTAAGACCTAATGAATACTGCAGCTTAGAATGGTCTTGGATCAATTTTGAAGATAACACAATTACAGTACCTGCAGAGGTCATGAAGATGAAACTACCTCATGTGGTACCAATTACAAAGCAAATGCTTACTTTGCTGCTTAACCGCCCACGAGTAGGTAAGTATGTATTCCCTGCAACTCAAGGTAAAGTAGTGCAGCACTTTAGCACCAACTCAGCTTCATTGTTTTTACGTCGTCACGGCTTTAAAGATAAGCTTGTGCCTCATGGCATACGTTCAATTGGTCGTACCTGGATGCACGATCATGATATTCCTTTTGATGTTGCAGAGAAGTGTTTAGCTCATACTGTAGGAACATCAACACAGCTAGCTTATGATAGAAGTGATCTATTAGAGAAACGACGTGAAGCAATGCAGCAATGGAGTGACTTTGTTGAGGATTGCTTAAAAGGTGGCGCAGATTTGCTGTTATGACAACTTCAAAAGTTGAAGATTGAATATGTAACAAAACCTTGACGCTCCCATTTTTCTGCGCTATTATCGCTGATGTAGGGACTGCCCTACCGTGCCTAAGAAACACGACGATACAAAGCGCTGACTTGGCGACACACGTCAATCTCACCATATTACATACAATAGGCTTAGTCTTATTGTATCTGCTCTATGGTGGTGTGGTGTGAATATACTGAATAAGCACCGCTCGACCTTTGTACGAGTTTCTTAGCACCACCGACCCACTTAAGAAATGGGTTTATTAAGAAATATATACAAAGGAGACATATCATGTCTAAATCAAATCTAACTTCTTACAATTTCCATAACTCAGACATCCGTGTAGTACAGAACGATAAAGGTGAAGTGCTCTTTTGCCTGGCTGATGTATGTGCATCACTTAACTTGTCACAATCCAATAAGACAGCTAATCAGATCAAAGAGGAGTTTGGAGGTACGGAATTAAATTCCGCCCCTTTGAAAACAAAAGGTGGTGTACAACAGTGCACCATGATCACCGAACCTCAGCTTTACTTTGTAATGATGAGATCTAACTCTAAGATTGCCCGTGAGTTCAGGCAGTGGATTTGTAATGAAGTGCTTCCAGAAATTAGAAAACGTGGTGCCTACGTTGCAAAGTCAGAAAACAAAGAACCAGTAACTAAAAAATGGTACGTTGAACAGCTCACCGCACTGTTTGAATCTTATGGTGTTAATCGTGAAGTATTAGCACGCGCTCTTGATATAACCTCACGTGCTTTTAAGCAGGGTTACGCTATTGGTATCAACAAGGCCGAAGAAGAGCATGCTAGAAATGATTCTGAAATGCTGCTGTCTGATGATGAAGCTCAGGCAATTGATCATGTGGTTCACTATCACAAGTTATTCAGACCTGATATCCTGAAAGCATGTAAAGAACTGAGGGACATCAAAGCACAGGCTATGAAGTTGGTACTGGCACTTGATAACATACCTGATGCAAGGCTGTATGAGTCAGCTGTTGCAACTGATATATCAGTAAGTAAGTTAGAGAGATTTCAGCTGACTTATCCTAAGAAGTCAGCATAAATAGAAGGCTTATAAATCAAATAGCCCCTAAAGATAGGGCTATTTTTTTACGCATGCATATGCTTAACTCTGTCACGAACCTCTGCTCGTTTTGCATCATTGAACCTGTCCAGTGTTCCCACAAGATAACCAGTGACACGTCTAATTCTCTCGAACTTAACGCCCTTGCCAATGATGCCGTTTTCATCTGCATGAAGTCTTGTGTACATAAGGTTATCTCCTTTTACTCTTGTAGATGAGGGTAGTAAGGTGCTACATCAGCTTTTAACTCATCATACTCTTCACGAAGTTTTGTGCAGTGCTCAAGCATAGCATCAGCATCGTAAGGAAGCTTTACATCAGGATGATCTACTTTAAACTGCTGCACTAAGATACCTACGATTTTAATCCATTTATAATCGAATTTCTCTTTTAGCTCTGCTTGAATTTGACACATTCTAGAGAACTTCTTCTCGATATCTTTACTAATAGTGTCTGATGTTAAAGTTGAAATGTTATCTGACATAATTTTAATTCCTCTTTAAATAAGTTTTTGAAAAAGCGATCCATACGAGCAATTGATTCGTAATTGCAGTACATTCTCTTGGTAAGTGACTTCCTGTGTCTGTCTCTTACAGGTTTGTCTACAGTACCTCTCCAAGTTTTATAACAGTGATAAATGTCTGATAGACATATACGATGTGTCTGTAATAGTCGTTTTTGACCTAAAAGACGCTGTTTTTCACGTTTAAAAGTATCTGAGCATAGCTGTAATCTAATTTTACCTGTGGAAGATATTGAATATTTCGTTTTAAGAAAGGTAAAACCTTTGTTTAATGGAGTAATGTGAGTTTTCTTTAGGTTCAGGTGCAAGCCTAATTCTTTACAAATTGCTTTGATATCTTGTAGCAGTTTCTGCAGAAACACCTTATCAGGATGGATAATGTAGAAGTCATCCATGTATCTGCCATAGTACTTACACGCTTTTACAATTTTGATGTAGTTATCTAATCTTGTAGGGTAGTAGATCCCAATAATTTGACTCACCTCAGATCCAATATCTACAGAGATATCTAATGTTTTAACTGTATCTTTACTGCGTTTGTGTAGAGTTAATGAATTTAAGAGCTTAGTACCATTCTTAATATTTTCAATTTCAGTATCAGTTAAGCTGCTTAAATCAGGTCTAAACATCTTTAAGAGCTTCTTCAAGAATTGAATGGTTTCTGTATCTGGTATCTTTTCAGCTACAGATTTTACGATCTTGTCATGCTGTAAGTTGTCAAAAAACTTGCTAAAGTCGCCTTGCAACACATAACCTTGATTGGTCTTGTAACTTCTGTAATAACGCATTAGGTGTACTTTTAAGCGTTCTTTTTGCATATCAATACCACGACCTTCTAAAGAAGCGCAATTATCATAAATTAAATACCGCCTTAAGATAGGTACAAGAATGTTGTTGCATAAACTTGATATTGGCACTCTGTCAGCTACAGGAGTTGTTACAATATGTCTTATTTTACCTCTTTCGCATAAATTAAATTCAGCGCCTTTAGTAAATTCAAAAGTACCTGTTTTATAAGAGTTTAAGAAGTTATAGATATTCTCAAAGAGGTAATACTGATATTTTTGAACTGAAGGTTTAAAACAGACATTCTTTTTAAGTTTGTAAAAGGCATTATGTAAAGCGGTAGGATTAAAGGCTTTACTTTGCAAGAGTGACTGTCTGCTTGTAGTGTCACTTGACGTATCAAGACACGTCAGACAGTCTATTTTGCTCGTTTGAGACAGGTTCATAATCTCCTCTTTTGAACAGGCTTAAAGTTGTAGCTAAAGCTAAGCTACTGATAAAGCCCTCTCTAAAAGATCGGACACACACGTAACGCATTAGAAGCATTGTTGTTGCTGGCATTGCCGTTCCAGTTGACATTGCAAGCATCGGAAACGGAAGCATTTACAGATTATGACCAACTTCATTATTTAATAAAGTTAGTTCTGATTCAACAAGTTTTTGCTGATCTTTAGGTAATATGCTTAAATACCTTTTAGTACTTGCTCGCCACCCTTTTAATTTTGTAAGAAAGCTTTTGAACAAAGGTATTAAGTTAATGTATTTATCAGCTTTTACATTGTAATTGCGACTTACATACTCTAATTCTTGAATGAGATTGTTTACATCGCCGATAGCTAAACTCTGCAAATATCTTCTGTAGTTGTATTCAGCAAGATCTGTAGGAAAGATTGAATTTGCATGAGTAATGTTATCCTGTATTTTGTCGATTAGATCTAACAGTTGCTTTCTTTCATGATCAAAAAGAAAATACAGGTAATTCGGATACTTTAATGAATTTGGTTCATTGTAGCTAATTTTACTATCGTTAAAATCACTTGATACATATTCAGTTAACCTCTGTCTTAGTTTTAACCAGTCTATGTAGATTTGAAAGCTACTTTCTTTTCGTTTTGATTTAAGTATGTTTGACATAATTCTTTCTTTGTTTATAAAAAAAGATAGCTTCGCTCTCGTGCAGGCAGGCGCAAGGCCTGCCGATTTGTTGCACGATTCGCTACGCTATGAGAAAGAGCGGACACACACGGAACGCAATAGAAGCATAGTAGGCGCAGGCATAGCCGTACCAGCTGACATAGCAAGCATCGGAAACGGAAGCAACATCTTTTAGCCAGATATCAGCATGGATAATTTCATGAATTGATCTGTGTCTGAACAATGGTAGTTGCAGGTGTTGCATGTGTGAGTCATAAGGCGATGACGCCCATCTGTAGCCACCATAAACTTCAGGTTCTGACATTAGAACAGCTTTGCAGTCAGCCCACTCTGCATAAAGACAAGCTCCTTTCCAAGATGGATAAGACATACAAGGCAGATTTGCGTCAAAGCCAGTAGAAAACAAATTTCTAAAAGTAAGGACAGAAATACCTTGCTCTTCAAAGTCTTTCTTAAGCCAGTTATTGATTACTTTTGGAATTACAGTCTTAGCCATGTAACTGTCTTTATATGCACAAGTTACATTTTTACCTACATTCTCATTGTCAGCACTCCATGGAGCATAACCTTGTGTAGTATTTTTAGTAGTATCTCCAGTCCATCTCTGACCACTCCATAAAAGAGATCCTGAGTTACCTACAAGCTGAATTGGAATTAGACCTAAGTGGTTTCTTGTAAGTGAAGTATCACCTCTATTTAAGTAAACGTTACAGCCTACAACAATGTATGTGGTGCCTGTAGCTTTACCCCTGATCGTTTGACCTGGGTGCACTCTTGCGAAGTTACCATTTGCGATTTCATTTCTAATAGTGCCTGCGCCATTGCCAGCGTAAATCAGCGAGGTAATATCACTATCGTCGTAATAATCGTTGCCGTAGCATTTTGTCTTATCCTTTAACAGCTGAGTTGCAATGTACGGTGGCAGTGAGATTGTGATGTTTTTAGAACCGTCGAAGGATACGCCTGCGCCGAGGTTATCGCGAGTATCATTAATTGTTAACACTCTGGCATTCTGTAACTTGCTTGAAGTAGACGCATTACCTTCAATACCATCTGCCAGAACAATTTTT